CGATATCAATGCTATGAAATCTATGGGAATGGTTCCTGAAGGTTACAGAGTAAATCACTATCTAACAGATACTGATTCTTGGTATGTTATCACTGACGTGCCTAATGGTATGAAGTACTTTGAAAGATTACCTATCCAAACTAAAATGGAAGGTGACTTCTCAACAGGAAACGTAAGATACAAAGCTAGAGAAAGATACTCATTTGGAGTATCTGACCCTAGAGGTATCTTCGGTGTTGAAGGTGCTTAATAGGTACTAAAAAATTAAGGGGCCGCCTCAAAACGGCCCCTTTTTAATATAAGGGTGAATATATGAAGAAATTCCTAGTAAAAATATGGGCTTATGATCATTATGCTTCTTTTGAAATAGAAGCAGAAGATAATGCTAAATCTATTGAACAATCTATCCTTGACAAAATAGGAGAAAAGTCTATAAAATGGGAATCAACGGGAATGTTTGCGGACAATCCCCACAGAATAACCTATGAGGAGGTTATCGATGGTACAAGACCTGTACAAACAAAAACGGTCCTTGGAGTTGAGGTGGCAGTTGGAGTATGAGCAGTTTGGTAAATATACTCTTAACATGGTCGAAATTGATAACGCTATTAAAACTGTTATCACTGAGATTAAAGCCGAGGAACGTAAGATTGCAGATAGAGAAAATGCAATTCATAATGCTGCCCCACAAGTTTCTGTGGCTACTTAAATAAAACGCCACATCACTGAAATCTTACATTTCTGTTAGGATCTCTTGCACTCTACTAAAATCTACTATATAATTTAATCACTATACAATTAATTAGGATACTGACGCGTATAGTCGACGGCCTAGAGACAGTATTCGTAAAACTAGGAGGATATAATTATGGCAACAACTACAT